CAGCTCTTCTTCTACTATCTGGAAGAAGTTTTGAAGCTCGAAGGGCTAATAAATGGGCTTGAAGGGCATTCCGGGCCCTTTCGAACCCTAATTGGGTAATTTTGACTAGCACACGATGATACTGCTGTACGCGTACGCAACGCGCGTCTTAGACGATTTTTTACCTCGCGTACGCGCGATACGGGAGAGCGTCATTTGAGATTCTCTCCAAACTTTAAGATTGAAATTGCGAACTCTTTCTTAGTCAGCCCGATAGTGTCAGGCTTAATTGCATCTCGAATGATTTCCTGAAATTCAAGAAATGTAATCTCTGGAGTTGCTTTAAGAGAGTCAGCAAAAGCAAAATATGCTTTAAGCCTGATGATATTCCGTGCTGACTCGATGTCTTTTTTCTTTGTCAACTTGACGGAATTTTTTCCAATGCTTAATGAATATGTTTTCTTCATATAGTTTAGATAAACTCCCCGACTGCATCTGCTCGCAGTGGTATTACTTTATAACCAGTAACAAAGTCCTCTTTTTCTAGATTGCCTTTTATGTTTGCGTGATTGATTTTTTCTTCAAACACTTTCAGCATTGCCTTTTCTTTCGCTTCTTCTTCATTTTCTGCAAAAACATGTTCAATATGTTTTACTATTATTTCGACTTTATATTTGTTTTGCATATTGTTAATTTGCGAACCCGAACTCTTCGTTATACTTTCCATAATTTTCCATTATGTCAAATATCTCGTTTTTATTCAGTCCGCTTAATTGACTAACCATTTTTGCGTTAAACATATTCGTTACTCCAGATTTCTGGACAGAAAGATACGACTCGAACTTTTCTTTAGTAATTGTGTTTTCCATTTTGATTTTTGCGGAATGTTATTTCGAGCTCCAGAACCTCTCCCAGAAAGAGAGAAGCACTGTGCTTGAGCGGACACATTTTTGGAACACTTCAAGCGTGGTGTCTCTTTCTTTGTCAGGGTTTGTGCTGACTAAAGCACTTGAAGCTCTCTTTGAATAAACTTTACATTTCCCAAAATTGAAATTCCGGAAAATGCTTTTTGCTTAAGTCATACTTTCAGTCCCGCTTCGACACTCGACACTTAATTAATAAACGACTAACAGTCGAGAACTACTCGAAGTCTTCAGCGGTCAATTGAAGCCCTTCTTTATACTCATTAAGACTATCCTCTGCGAATGAGAGCGCTACTGCTTCCGAATCCCCGGGAATCGTCAAATGCTTTAGCGCTTCTTTCGGGTCATCTTTGTGGATAATTGCAAAATTGTGAATGGTTTTTGTCATAATGTTGTATTTGTATTGTGCCGAGTGCCGGAGCAGAACTAAAAGATATGAAATTGTCAAAGTACTGTTATTCGTCGCAAATTTCACCGTAGTCGTCTCTCGCAAAATTCAATCTTAATTACGAAAATTTGCCCACTTCAAACAAGGGAAATAAACTTTCTAAATGTTTTCAACTTTTTCCAGAACTTCTTAATTTGCTTTATGTAATTATATAGAATTACTTTTCAACTTCTTCTTTCATTTCTTAATTAGCCATTAATTATGATTTCTCGGTAAGTTTAAAAACCGTAACTTTTTTACGACTTAGAAAATTATTACATAATAAAAACTCCTTTTGTCAAGTTTCATAAAATAATGAAAATGTCAAGATTTTTTATTATATAATAATGGACGGAAGCCCTAGCGGAGATTAACTTTTTTTAAATAAAAACTTTTTTAAATGAACTCAACTTCCGCCTCACAACCGAATGAAGATATAAGGATAACCGCCTGACCCTCCGCATACGCTTTCATATTTTCAAGATTTGGATTTTCTCCAAACTCCGTTGTTTTGCTTATTTCATCATAAACAAAAATTTGCCGGTAGCCGTCTATGTATGAATAGCGTATCTTCCAATTTGTCGGATATGTTTTTGATTGACTAAACGCTATTTGAACTTTGATTTTTTTTGTCATTGTTTTGTTTGTCCGCTAGGACTTCCGCCCACTATTTCGTTATTAAATAACTTCTATAATCATTTTAAACTTTTTTAAAAAACTTTACAAGATAAAATATATAAACAGGTGTGGATAGCGTTTTTGTCAAGACTTGACGATTTTTTATTATGTGATATTGACAAAGAATTTATTATGTGATAAAATGCCTTGACAAGTGATTTTTTATGTGGACACTTCTCCCCTTTTTTGTCAATGGCTCACTTTTTTTTGATGTTTCATAAGTTTCACAACATTAAAAAGATGTCAAGACTAGACAGGGAGGAATTTTATTATGTAATAAAAAACATAAAAAAAATGACTTGTCAATACTCCTCATAGGAACCCTCCAACTTTTCGTAGAAAATTCTTAGAAAACAAAGTCTATATCGTTCTATATTATTATTTTTTTTGTTTTTATAATAAATAATCTATAACAACATATCCACATATTTACTTTTGTGCACTGATAGAGTATAATGTAATCATTAATAATTAATTTTTAAAATCTATGTCGAAAATAGTAATGATACCAATAAAACAGATTATTCCTGACCCTAATCAACCGAGAAAGTTGTTTATTATCGAGCAAATGGAAGATTTGATGAGTTCTATTCAAAAGGAGGGTGTGCGAGTTCCGTTGATAGTTGAAAGCAATTATGATGGTGATAAATTTTTAATATTAGACGGTGAACGAAGATATCGAGCAAGTGTTGCAGCAAAATTGACAACTATTCCTGCAATAGTTGAAACGGGTCCGTTAAGTTTTGAACGACGAACGCAGATTCGTTTCAATGTGCAAGAGCAGCACGCAAACTGGAATGACATCGATAAAGCGAAAGCAATTTACGATTACAAGCAGACGAGTAAGCAGACTTTACAGGAGATAGCCGAAAAGTTAAATTTGCATTTGCCGAAAGTGCATGCGTATTTGTCAATTACTGAGTTGTCTGATAAAGCGTGTGCGTTAGTTGCGAAGCACAACATTCAATTTTCATATTTGACGTATCTTGTGAGAATTGTGAAGAGTTATTTAGCGTTGTCTGAAAAATTTTCGCGAGAAGAAATCGAGGAGAAGATGATTGACAAGATTGTAATGGGAACATTTAAGACGATTCCCGAGATTCAGAGTTTTTCAAAGACGTTGCAGACTGCCGAGGATTTACAAGTCAAATTAGATTTTCTTGAAACTCCCGAGATGAGTCTGTTTACGTATTTCGAAGAGTTGAAATTAGATTCGAGAGAATTCATCAACAAGCTCCAGAAGCTTTTGCTAAATTTGAATTTCGAATTGAAGAAAGCGCAAGAGAAAAGCTATCGATTGTATGACGAACAGTTTGCTGTGTTTACGGAAATTACGAACAAGATGCACGAATTTGAAACATTGCAAGCAATCGAGCAGAGCAAGGATCCGAGTTGGGAAGGATTATAAAATTGTGCGCAAAGAACATTTTTTAAAAAATGAAAAATTTTCTTCGCGAGAGAAAGAGGCCTTTACATTACGTGAATAGTATGGTATAATATGCATATGATAAACTTAGCCTTAACGAAGGAAAAAAGAAGAGCATTGTATTTGAAAGCGCACCCTGAAGTGCAATTAGAAGAAAAGGAACGACGCATGCGCGAGCAAAGTGTGCGACGACGAAAAATCGCGAGACTGAAAAAAGTGCAGCGAATTGTAGATTTGCGTTGCAAACAGAATAAAACGTTTCAAGAAATTGCAAAATCAGTGCGACCGAGAATGACTAATCAACGCATTCAACAAATTTTTAAAAAAGCTATCTATGACGGCACTTCAACAAATACCTCAAATCTTTGCGCAGCTCGCTAAAACTTCTTCTTCGAATGAGAAGAAGAAAATTCTCGCTGAAAATAAATTAGACGAGATTGCTTTCATTTTCAAACAGGCTTACGATGTGTTTATTACATTCGGCACTGTCAAAATTGATTTGACGAATTTGAACAGCTACGAAAAAGCAGTCGATGCTGCTTGGTTTTCGAAATTGTCAGCATTGCTCGCAGATTTAAAAAATCGAAAATTAACTGGCAACGCAGCTAGAGATACAATTTTTAAATTTTTAAATAATTCTCCTCGGGAGTGGTCTGAAATAATTTTAAACATTCTCAAAAAAGATTTGCGAATCGGAGTCAGCATGGGAATCATTAACAAAGTTTATCCAGGTTTGTTGCCCGAAGCGATTTGCATGGGAGCAATGAAATTTGATGAAAAACGAGTATCTTTTCCAGTCTATGCTGATAGCAAATTAGACGGAATTCGTTGCATTGCGACAGTTGGAGATGTTATTTCGGGCAGTCATGCTGTTTCATTAGTTTCTCGAAATGGAAAAGCATTCAAAAACTATCCTTTTATCGCAGAAGAATTAAAACAGTTGAATGTGATGGAAGGTTGGAAACTTGACGGTGAAATAACAATGGGACACTTTCAAGATTTGATGAGAACGATTTCTCGAAAAGAAGATGGGATTGATTTAGCAAAAGACGCAGTATATAACATTTTTGATTTGCAATTTCCAGATGCTTCATTCGAAGGGAGACTTCATACTCTACAAAATATACAAGCTTCTATTTCGAGAAAAAAATTAAGTCATTTGAAAATAGTATCAGGACGAATTGTACAGAATATGCAAGAATTAATGACATTTTATGAAGCTCAATTGCATGCTGGATTCGAAGGCGTCATTGTTAAATCATTAGACGGTCTGTATGAATACAAACGAAGTTACAATTGGATGAAACTTAAGCCCGAGGAAACCGAAGATTTAAAAATTATCGATTTTGAAGAGGGCTCGGGGAAATATCAAAACCAATTGGGTGCATTTATTTGTGAATTATCTAATGGCGGTGAGGTTCGAGTAGGTTCGGGTCTAACAGATTCTGAAAGAAAAGAATTCTGGGAAAAGAGAAATGACTTGTTGGGACAGACAATTGAAATCAAATTTCAAGAGAAGACAAAAGACGATTCGCTCAGATTTCCTGTTTTTCTTCGATTTCGCACTGACAAATAGCATTGTACATTTATAGAAAAGTATGGTATAATATATTTTAGTGATAGTTCTTTATTAACTTTTTTATGGGAGATTGCGCATGAATAACGAATTTGCAGCAATGTATCGAAGACAGAAGCATTTTATTAATGACATACTGGGTTTGAGGGAATATGAGCCATTGACAAAAGAGTATGTGCTGCGTTTGCAAGTTGAAGTTTGTGAAATTTATAATGCAGCAAAATTAAAACAAACAAGACCGACTCTCACGGAACAAGAAAGAGAGCATTTGTTAGAAGAGTTGATAGATTGTTTGAAATACCTTTTTAATCTATCAATCGTCAATCGGTTTTCAGCTGAAGACATGGTCCGAAAGTTTCACGAGAAGTCGACGTCTGTTGAACAGCGAGCAAAAGATGAAAAATGGCATGAAGACACATGGCCCAATCCCACGTAAGAGCAAAGTATCTATTTATATAGATGCTGCAACAGAAGAGCACTCGAAGCATGAGTGCTCTTTTAATTTATCAGAGTATACGAGTTATTATAAATGAATTATGATTAATCTAATAGTGTTATTAGCTTTCAAAATAAAATTTTAGTAAACAAATGGGAATACTTTCACTTATCACAAAAGGTAAATGGCTCTCAGTAGAAAAAGCAAAAAAGAATAGAAAAAATATAGTTCCAGTTGCTCAGCTCATGGAAGAGTTAGGTGTTCGAACTACTTCGACTGTCGGCACATATGAAACTGAAGAGAATCCCGACAAGCGAACAATAGACCATTATTTAGCGATGCAAGACAATGACGGGACAGTCAAAGCGATTACTCGTCTTTTTTCGATGCCAATTCAAAGCACACCGATAAAAGTTATTGCGAGTGCAAATGACAAAGGCGAAAGAGAATTTATTGAAACAGTCTTTTTAGGCTCTTTACAAGCAGGAGGTATGACAACTTCCTTGCCTTTTCTTATTGCAGATATGACACGAGCAATTTTTGAAGGCTTTCGATTATATGAAAAAGTGCCGCAGATAATTCAAAATGGAAAATACAAAGGTCTTATCGGCTGGAGAAAGTTAGCACCTCGTGATTCCAACACTATTGATCTTCGTTCGGATCAGTATGGTGGTTTCATGGGAGCAAGACAACGAGCATATTTCGGGGGACGATATGTTGACATAATTATTCCTCCAGAGAAATGTGTTCTTTTTACTTTTCAGAGAGAACGACATCCATTATATGGAGAAAGCATTCTAAAGACAGCATATTATCATTATGATAAAAAACACAAACTCTATTATCTAGCTCATAAGAAAGCTGAAATTGATGCAGTGGGTCTTAAGATTCTAAAACTTAGCAAGCCGACTGGTGAAGCAGATGTCAACGCTGCTGAAGAAGTTGTTGACACAATAGGTATTAACTCGAGAATTACTCTTCCTCCGGGATTTGAATTGGAAATCAATCGCGCGAGCTCGGGCTACGACGTGCTTCCATTAATCGAGCACCATGATTCTCAAATGACGCTTTCAGCACTGTCTCAAGCAATTCAAATGGGTACTAAATCAACATACGGGTACACATATGGGAAAGGTTACGAGATGCAAGGAGAGTTTATAGTACAAATGTTACACAGTATTATGAAATCAATGGAAGATACATTGAATCAATGGGCAGTAGCACCGTTGATTGAATGGAATTTTGGAAGCAACGCGAGTTATCCACGAATTAAATTGATGCCATTGAATAATTCGATCCAATCATTCCTGTTAGGTCTCTTTGAGAAATTGTTGACGAAAGATCCGACGTTAGTTCCCCAGGAATTTATTGACAAACTATCAAAAGAAGCTGCTGAAAAATTAGGATTTGATTTGTCAGAAAAAGAAAATCCACAATTGCAAGCAATTAAAGCATTTGAAAATGGAAAGAAGCTTATCGCTGATTCGAAAAAATTACCAGCACCCCCGACAGACAATAAAATCAAAAAAGAGATTGCTCTTTCTGCTGAAGTTCTAAAAAACGAACCTAACTTTCTAGATCATTTTGAAGCGTTAGGCAGAGATTATGCGAATAAACGATTTTTACAATTAAACAACGTAGTAGTATAATTTATTTATGCCATATCCAAACCAGCATTCGTGTCGAATTAAATCTCCGGGTCTTTTTAAAAAAGATTCTTTTCGAACATTGCATACAAAAACGAAAGGATTAACTCTTATAACGGGTGTTCTAAAAGCTACAAATGCGTCTGCAGTGCAAGCATATCGTTATGCAAAAACAAATTGGACTGCTGAACGGGCAAAAAATCATTGTGCATCTCACAAAGGTTCTTTTGAAGGAGCATCTACTAAGAAGCAGCTAGCTCTCGAAGAAAACGGAAAGGATTATCTAACAGCTGATGAAATATCTGCAGAAATAGTAAAACAGATGCGACCAGACTTTTTGTATCGAACGCATATGGCTTTACATCGAAATCAGACTGCAGATTCATTCGCAAAAACAGTAGTTGCACACAAAATAGTTGCGAATGAATTGATTTTACGTAAATTTTTACATCACCAATGGGATAAATTAGATACGATTTAACAAATTAACAAATAATAATTATAATAGATACATATATGCGAGACTTTGGATTTACATTTGAACCTGAGATTATCAAAACAATAGCACCTGAACAAACTGGAGATTTTGCTATTTGGGCATATGCTTCGACATATGATGTTGATTCAGATGAGTGTCAAATCACTCGACAAGCTCTCGAAGGTGCAAAAGACGATCTACTTACATATAATACTGTTCTTTTCAATCACAACACAGACAAACCGATTGGTCGCGTGACAGAAACGAAAATTGATAATAAAGGTCTTTTAGTAAAGATTATTATTTCGAAGACAGAATCAGATTTGATAGAAAAAGTAAAAGATGGGACATTGAGTAAATTATCCATTCGGGGACGAGCAATGGATTGGACGCAAACAGTAGCAGATGACGCTGGTCGATCAATATTACAAATAACACAAATAAAATTGTTTGAAGTCTCGATCGTTTCAGTTCCAGCGAATGCTGAAGCAAAAACGATAAGTTCTTCGATAGTCAAACAGCTCTTTTTAACAAAAATGCAAGAAGCAGATACTGAAAAAAGTCTTATTGCAGATCTTCAATTGTTAGCAGGACGTTTGACGGGAGAAGATAAAGCCGTAGTCGATAACGTGCTTGAGTTTTTTAAAACAACAAACAAAAATAACACAATGACGAAAAAAATAACCGAATACAATTTTGCTGAAACTGCTGAAGCAAGACCTGTATTTCAATTAAACACACAAGATTCAACAGCAGTAGAACTTTCTGAAAAAAATACATTCAGAAAACAAATTCTTAAGAAAGGCAAATGGTATCATTGGGCTGCAGACAATGGGGAACTTGAAATTACAGATGCGAAAATTGATGAGATGATTAAAAATTTTAAAGCAGGTATTCTAGATTCAGTACCTGTGCCGTTGACGCATACCAGCGATCCTTCTAAGAATACTGGAAGAGTTGTTGATCTTATCAAAACTGAAGATGGCTTGGATGCGATTATTGAAATCAAAGATGATTCAATTCTCGAAAAAATCAAGAAAGGATTGATTACAGCAATTTCTGCTAGTTTTGATCCTAACTATCTCGTAAAGAAAACAAAAGAATACATTGGTCCAGTATTATTGCATGCCGCATTAGTTGCTGAACCTTATCTCAAAGGAATGGGTGAATTCGTTGCACTCAGTGATGAATTTGAAGGAAGAGAGATTATTCAGCTTGAAGATTCAGAATTCGATGTAAAAGCATCGTTGGGGCAGGTTTTCAAGATTCTTGCAGACGTCCAGAAACATTTGGAAATAAAAGA